TGTTTTCCTGTTGCGTACTTAGACATTAAGTTCCTGGGTAATAAGCTTTTGGTGTAATATATGTACTTGAAGCTGAACCATCTTCTTGTAATGCTCTTTGAAATTCATCTTCATAAAATAATTTCATTGGTTGAGTCATTTGTGGAGCATACTTCATAGATAAATAATAAGCTAAACCTGAAACCATACAAGGTATAAATCTAAAAGGCATATCTGTAGCATTGGTATAAGATCCAATATCTTGAATTCTTTTTATATAATAAAAATGCATATCTTTAGATGCATTAGTTGAATCAGGTGTAGGGTAAACACTAATACTAACATGATCGATAAATCTTTGTACCCAATATTGATTAGGTGTACCTTGAGATAGTTTGTTTGAAAAAGCAGCATATGTTGATCTATCAACTTTAGTCATAGGACTGTCTGATTGATCTGTTGCGGTTCTATTAGATCTTAATTGTGCTTCAAGGACATCGGACATTCCATAAACACCATTTGGATTTGATGTAGCACTTGTACCATCTGCAGCTGATCTAAAAAATTTATACTCAGCTTGACCTTGTATTAAATCTAAATCAAGTTCTCCTATTTCCCAATAGTGGATACCTCTATTGCCCCATTCCTGAAGCATTATATTTAATGATCGTCTAGAAGTTTTTAATTGATAACCGGAAACTTGTTGAATACCTATTCTCTCAAAAGCTTCTTCTACTATTTCATCAACTGAAAAAGTTTTATCAAATGTAGTTGTTCCAGAGGTTGTGTTAGCCATTTAGCCTCCTAGCCAGTGTATCCGATAGTAACAGATCCTGATCCAGTTACATCTGCATAGATAGTATTTTGAAATCTAATTCCGTTTCCAGGTATATACATATCTAATCCTTCACTTCCAAAAGTAGATTCAAATACAATATTTCCAGTTGCAGTTGCTGCATCGTAAAGTTTTATATTTGTAACTCCTGTAGCTTGAATGTATGTGATTCTAGCAGGACCAATATTAATAGATCCTCCCGAAAAAGTTTTCACCTGTCCGTCAGCTGTAAGTGTTGTAAATTTTTGGTCTGATGACATATTGTTTCTCCTTAAAATTAATATGTGGGGCCTAAGCCCCACAATAATTATTTATTATGCTTCTTTTGCAAATACACCTTGTACATCAACAATCGTCCAATGCGTTGTTGAGTTTAAAGATGCACATACTACAAAGTCACCAACTTTTGATGTAGCTTTTGTATTAATTACATCTTTATTATCTGTTAAAGATCCAGCATACAAAATACCATCATTAGCATTTGGGCTAATAGTTAAAGTGTTAGTTCCATCTTGAGCAGTGTTTACAAAAGTAAAAACTCTTCCAATAGAAATTGCAGGTAAAGTAAATACCACACCATCAGTAGATGATGTAAAAGTTTTACCAGAATCTGCATTTGCAACTGTGTAGTTAGCTGCTTTGTTTTCTAGATTAAATCCAGTTAAACCTGCTTCGTTAAATTTACCTTGCAGTACTGGTCCTCTAAATAGTGTTTTAGCCATGATTATTCTCCTAGTTGTATTCTACATAGTCTCTAGGCCGTCGACTATACTGCGTCCATGCAGAATATTAATTTATGTATAGTGACAAAAGTATATACTAGTTTTTAGTAGAGTGCAAGAGAGCCTGTAGTGTGGAGTGGATTTTTTCCAACGATGTAGCTTTTGATTAAGTAGCTACTGAAACTTCTGGAGCAGAACTTTCAACATTGTTCTGTCTATGGGCAATTGCTGCTTCTTCCAGCTTAATGTCAGTGATGATTTTTTTTACTTTGTCATCGATTCTGACCATTTCAAGAGTGTATCTATTATTATCTAGATGCTCCTGTTCCCACTTCAACTCCAAGGACCTTTTTGCTTTGTATAGGTCTTGTATCATCTATAACCTCCTCATAGGTTATTCTATTTACCTTGTCATTATAACTATTTCCAAGGTTTTCCCAAACTATACTGTTTTCTCCAAGTTTGTCAAGGATAGATTTTTCAAGGTCAGTTGGGGAATCTTCTGATTCTACTTTAAATTTAGCGTGATGATTATACGCCCAAATGTTTACTATAAATTTTGTCATGGTTTTGTCTTTCTATTTGTAAATTGTGGCGAGACTATGTCCCGCCACAAAAATTATTGATTACGCTCCTGGCGAACCAAAAATACCTCTAGGGTCAGAAACTCCGAAAGAGTATCTTTCTCTAGCTTTGTATCTTACGTTACCAGTGTCAAAGTCGCCTTCCATTGCAGTTGTCAATGGTGCTCTGTTGAACATTTTCATACCGTTAGGCACGTCTGTTAAGATATAGAACGCATCTGCATCTGTTAGGTAGTTGTTCACTCTATAACCTTGAGGAACCATACCCATAGATACGATTGCATTGATATCGTTATCAGCTGTTCCAACTCTACCTTGAGACTTCATAAGTCTTTCAGCTGTAAATTGTAGCTCAGAAGGAATGATCATTTTCAGTCCTCTTGCTGCAACTCTTAAACCTCTTTCATCAGTCATTTTACCAATGTCAATCATTGATTGCTCTAATGAAGTTTCGTTCAAGTCAGAAGAAGTCGCTAATTCATTAGCGAACGTTCCTGCTACAGTCGGGTGATTAGTTGCCATTAAAGCAACGCCGTCACCAGATTGGAAAGTTGTGAAACCATTAATTAATGGATCAACAGCTTTTACTTGCTTAGCATTACTCATAGATCTTGCTAAAGCTTTTGTATATCTAGACGCAAGTCTATCATACAAGTTGTCCTCAATCGCTTCTTCAGTGATTGCGAACGCTAAAGCTACAGTCTCGTGAGTGTATCTAGCAGTGAAAGTTTCTTGTGCTTCGTCGAATGAAACACCAGCACCTTCACCTTTTACTTGTGCGTTAGCGAAACCAGATAACATAACTTCTTCTTCAAAAGCTCTGTCAGATGATTCCTCGTTATAAATTTCAGCATGCTGATTTTCATAACGTTTATATTCCAAGCCGAACAGTGCGTTCAAACCTGGCTCTAGTTCTTTGACTAGTTGTGATCGTGATATTGCCATTATTGTTCTCCTATTCTAGCTTTACGATTGTAGCTCAATTAAATTAGCAACTACTACTACAGATCTGAAAGCCGCATTTTCATCGTTTTCAGGATCTTCAGCAGATCTTAGTAATCTCCATGATTTATCATCATTTCCAGTTACTCCGATATTTAAAGTTGCTGTAGATTGACCAGTAGATGTACTACCAGCAGAAACATTAAAGTCATAAGTCTCTAAGTATCCTGCTTGTGCTACTACATCATCTGTTGCGCATACATATTGTTGTTGAGGGTTATCGAATACAAATGCATCGATATCTTCCGAGTTTGCTGGTGTTACTTGTGTGTAATGGTTTGCAAACGTTGGTTTCAACGTAGTTGCTGCATTGTAAAAAATACCGTTTAGGGCACCAATTACAGGAGCAGCTGCAGTTTGTCCATTAACAATGTAACCAGCAGCAGAAGCAACACAGCCACCATGAAATATAGTAGTTGCATAGCCAGCATCGATTTTGTATTTACCTTGCCCAGAAGTCGCCGGTGTTGAACCAAGCGTTCCTGCAGCAATCAAACCAAAACCTTGTTCGTTTCTATTTGCCATAGTTGTTTCTCCTTATGTACCTGCCCCGAAGGGCCTCCAGTACGGTTTATTAAATTCAGTGATGTAAAAAATTACTTTTTAGTACCACCGAAGGTTACACGAGATTGTCTATCAACATTGATAGGCATTCTACTATCCTGCTCCCTCATAAGGTCGTTGTTTACGGCTTCGTTACGTTCTTTATGTCTATCAGACATATACTGTTGACGTTGCTGTGCGATCTCTTCAGGTACCTTCGCAAGTAGAAGGCCACCAACCCCAATCACTCCCTTGTATTTACCGTCTTCAACGGTTGGGTAATCACTTGCATTTTCAACTTCTTCAGATCTAACTAATTCATAACCTTCTCTTAAACGTCCAGTTATATTTTTAGTATCTTGAAAGCCTACGACTTCAGCTCTTATCCATCTATACCTGAATCCATCAGGTGCAGGGGGTGCATCTAGAGATGATGGTGGAACCCACACTTTTGGTCTTTCAGACTTTGACCGTGTTTGGCTCGCACGAGAAGTATTT